CAAAGGCTCTCAGCAGCCTTCAAGGAACTAATTTGCCACCATTTGATGCCACAGGCGGCACCATAAGCAATGTCACTATTGGTGGTACTAATTATCGTGTGCATACTTTTACCACCAGTGGTACATTTACTGTGATAAACGGAAGCGTCTCCACAGCCAGCATGTTGGTTGTGGGCGGAGGTGGTGGTGGATCAGGACGATGTTCTGGTGGTGGAGGTGCAGGCGGCGTTCTTTTTAGCAACGCCAATGTCACAGTAAGCACAGGATCTTATACTGTCACAGTAGGAGCAGGTGGCACAGGTGCCGCTCAAGCCCTAAACACTTTTAATGCCTTGCTAGGCACCAGCGGATCAAATAGCAGTGTTGTAGGAACAGGTGTAAGTCTAACTGCCATTGGCGGCGGTCGTGGAGGTGCCGGTGGATCTAATGGAACTTTTGCACCGTTGTCAGGTGGATCTGGTGGCGGACCAACCACAGTCTCTACCGCTCAAAGCGGTGCATCGGGCACAGCAGGACAAGGCAATGCAGGTGGTAATGCCATTGCTTCGCCCGCGCCCAGCGAAGGTTCTGGGTATTCAGGTGCAGGTGGTGGTGGTGCTGGAGCTGTAGGTGGCAATACCACCTCATCAGGCGCCAGTTCAATACCTGGCGCAGGTGGTATAGGCATTGAGATTAATTTTAATGGCACAGCAACCTATTACGGCGGTGGCGGCGGTGGCGGCGTCCATGTGAACTCCTCAGCAAGTGGCGGCGGTGCAGGTGGCAATGGCGGCGGTGGCAAAGGCGGTAAAAGCGTTGGAACAGCACAGGCATTTGGAACAACCACAGTGGATGCCACCAACGGCGATGTGAACAAAGGTGGCGGTGGTGGTGGCGGTGGTGGTAACAATGTGGGATCAGGCAACAACGGAGCAGGTGGTGCTGGCGGCTCAGGCATTGTTATGATCAGATATCAAGTTGCTTAAGGATTGAATATGAGCCATTTTGCACGAGTAGAAAACGGTTTGGTAACGCAAGTTATTGTTGCAGAACAAGATTTTGTTGACAGTTTACCACAAGAGGCAGGAGTTCGTTGGATTCAGACCAGTTATAACACTAGTCAGGGAATTCACAGTCTAGGCGGCACACCCTTGCGTAAGAATTTTGCTGCCGAAGGATTTGTGTATCTAGATGAACTAGATGCATTTGCACCACCCAGACCCAGCCCACATTGGGTACTGAATCAATCAACATGTCAGTGGGAGGCACCATTCCCACCACCCAACGATGGTGCTGTGTATGATTGGAATGATTACCTACCAGGCTGGGAAGCAAGAGCCTACTACGGACCCTGATCATGAGTGATATTGAACGAGAAAACCTAGACGCACATGTCAGCCTTTGTGAACTGCGCTACCAAGCTCTTGACCGACGCTTGGAACAGGTGGAGACTCAATTGGCTTCTGTACAAATTCTATTATCTGAAATTCGGGATAGTCTCGCACAATTGCCAACTCAACAAATTCGGGAACATAATCGTCGTTGGGAACGACTTCAGTGGTGGGTGATTGGTATTTTGGTATGCAGTCTTGGTGCTCTAATAAGTCGACACTATCTTTAATGGATTTTTTAAACATCCGAATCTCAACAACTGCACCTGACGGATCAATTAGATTGCCACAAGGTATGCACTTTCGACGCCACTGATTTTTAGGATCTACATCAATTTTTAAATGTGTGCCATATGGCAGAATCTTTTCACAGTGCAGGCATTTTTTGTTTGTGGGTTTTAGTTCTTTGATCACAATACCTGCACCTGGATTTCGATAAGGTTGTGGACCACGCTCACTACCTGCAGTCATGTGTTGCCACTCAGCAACTTCGGTTAATAGTTTTAAAAATAAGTCATTGTTCACCCAGTACTTACTGAGGTTTTGGATTCTGAGTAAATAAAATACAATGATGCCGCATGCTTACATTAGATTTCCTGAATGGGGTTGCCCTTGGTATGTGCCAATCACACAGCTGGAAATGGAAATACTTTACCATGGCGCCTGTGACATGATTGATCGGCATGATAGTGAAGCCACCACGCTGATGATACAAGACACTGTGCGGCAACTACGCAGACAAGCTAGAAACCCTGCAAGAATTGATGAAGAGTGGATCAGCACAGCCACCTTGATTGCTGCCATGCAGGGAGTACAAATTGGAAAAGTACCAGATATTTGCTGGGATCGCTAAATAATTGCGTTGGAGCAAGGATTCAGTAACAACTGAATTAAACGCAGACCAAGTAGCGATGGTCCCCAGAATTGATCCCAATTCTGTTTTCGTGTCTAAGTGCCATTTTGAAACGATCCTATAAGCTACCCTGCTCCAACACCTTTTTTCACAATCCAGTTCCGAGCTGGATTTTTTTTGGCGAAAAAACCACCGAAAACTATTGCTTTTTTGCGCTCTGCCATATATACTACAAGATAGCTGTAAAGGTTGACGGGCCGATTGTAATACCGTTGGTGAATCCGTTCTGATGTGTGACGGCAGCCAGATCCCAGATGCTACTGGGGCTTTTGAACACTACCCGCAAGGATGCCTAAAACTGTAAACGACAATAGATCAGTTTGTTCAATCGTAATGGTTCAAAGTGAGTGGGACAACACACCGAAAGGTAGCCCACAAAGCAACAGATCACGGACTCCATATTCTGCTGTTGCTTGCGTAAGATGGACACTTAAATGGGAGACAGCAAAACCTGCCCAGCCTGCAATGGTGTGTTTATATGGATCTGCCGATGCTTGCCCAGCCGGAATCACCGCTCGGATAGCGTGATTCTGACTCCTCATCGCCCAAGCATCAATCAACAAAAAACAAATTTAATCAAAGAAAACATCAACGAGCACAGCGAAGTTGATTGATCTCGCAAGAGATCATATAATGTTTTATATCACAAAGGACTTGTATGAAAAAACTTCAACATTACATAGACAATTACAATCAAATTATTCAAGGGCTTGATGTCACACCTCGTGACTGGTGTCGTGGATTTGATTTATATCTTGAACAACAAAGAGTATCCCAACAGGATATTGAATGCATGGCCTTTATGTATCATATTGAAAAATACGGAAGCCATGAACACAAAACAATGTTGAATCTTGTATGAAAAATTGGTACAATGAATATGCACACACAAAAATGCCATTTGGCAAGTACAAAGGATACTATCTCAAAGATGTTCCTGATGACTACATTCGTTGGGCGGTGATTAATATCACTGACAGAGCCAGTGCAGAAATGTTTGCTGTGGAACTGCAAAGAAGACAACCAGCACTGAGACAAAAAGCCACATAATTCTGCACCAAACACCATGATTTCTTTACCTTGTAGTAAATACATGATAACTACAAAGGTAATGATGATGGCAAAGTTTGGTTACACAAATCGCAGACAAATGGATCCTAGACCTGGTGTGAAGTATGCCACCGAGTACTACAGGCAAAGTGCTAGAGAACGCACAAGATGTCTCCAACACATTGAACGAGTGATCCAACAAGTGGGTGAGCAGGCCTTGGAATCCGCTGGCAATCTTGAATTGATCTCTGAGCCCATGACAGGCTTTCCAAGAACAGGTCCGGAACCCAATTACTCAGCCCTGGATGTCATGCGTGATCTTGTGACTCAATTGGATGCAGGCAAGGACATTCCCAGTGGCATGTTGGGTCGTTGGAATAGACTGTTTGCTGGCACTGGTCTTGAACTGGACATGGTACCTGAATCCCAACTACCACCTGCCACTGAATTCAATCAACTTTTTGGAATCAAATGAAAACAAAAAAATCACAAGGTCGCCCTGGTCCCAGACCTGAAACATGGCAGAGTGGACCTGATCCTGTGCGACATGCACAATTTCATGCCTGGGGACAAGCACGAGCACAGGCCAGATTTCGTGGCGAAGCTTGGGAACTCACAGTTGAAGATTGGATAGCATGTTGGGGTGATTCTTGGCATCTGCGTGGACGCCACAACCACAGCCGATATCTTGTGAGAACCGACTGGCACCTGCCCTGGCGAGGCGACAACATTGGCTTGGTCACGAGAAATGAGTTACTATACCGTCAGTGCTTGATCAAACAGGAACGCGGATTGATAAAAAACATCAGGATGAAGCTATGAGCTCACCAGCACACACAAGATACTACAATCACAAAAGCCGTTGCCGCACACGAGGCGAGGAGTGGAATCTCACATTTGAAGAGTGGAACTCCTGGTGGATTGTACAGGGTTATGATAAAAACTACGCTTTTACCAGCAATCAACCCCGAGCAGCCGGACCCAATCGTGGTGCAATGTCTCGAATTGACGAGTCACTGCCCTGGCAATTGGACAACATCATGGTGTTAGACAATCCTGACCACAGCAAAAATCCACCTAGACATGATCGAGCTAATCCTAGAAGTCGACCCTGTTGCACACCTGATGGAGTGTTTGCAAGTCTCAGTGCCGCGGCTAGACACTACGGCATTACCACAGGCAGCATGTGGAATCGCACACAGGATCATCCTGACCAATACTATTATGAAAGTTAAACCGTGACCCAAAAATTTAGATTACACCATTTAGCAATACCGCACACAGTCACCCATCATGACTATGTGGCCTGTGCTTACACACAAAAAGTTCTCAAGTTCTCTAAGATGATGACTGAACGCGGACATGAAGTCATACACTATGGACATGAACGCAGTGAAGTTGTTTGCACAGAACATGTGTCAGTAACAAACGATCGGGTGTTGCAGGCTGCTTATGGTGATCATGACTGGCGCAGACATCAGTTTGTACACAACACAGCAGATGCTGCCAACAGATACTTTAACATGGAAGCCACTGCGGCTGTGGCCCAACGAGCAAGACCCGGAGACTTTTTGCTGTGCAACTGGGGAATAGGACACAAACCCATTGCTGATGCTGTGGCCGAGTTGGGTGTGATCGCTGTGGAACCTGGCATTGGCTACACTTCAGGGCAGTTTGCTGATTGGCGTGCCTATGAAAGCCATGCTGTACGAGCAGTAGTAGAAGGTGCCCGTGCCCAACAGCACTGGTACAGTCGCGTGATACCCAACTACTTTGATGCAGATGATTTTGATTATTCAACAGAAAAGGATGACTATGTGTTGTTCCTGGGCAGAGTCACAGAAATCAAAGGTGTCACCACTATTATTCGTGCCTGTGAAGCTGCCGGTAAAAGACTGATCATAGCTGGACAAGGTCGCCTGAGTGATCTAGGCTACACAGACACACCGCCCTGGGTAACAGAACTAGGCTATGCTGATCGTGAACTGCGTCGGCAGCTGATGAGTCGTGCCAGTTGCTTGGCCATTGCCACCACATACCTAGAACCGTTTGGTGGAGTTGTTGTGGAAGCATTGCTGAGTGGCACACCCATTGTGACTCCGTTTTTTGGTGCATTTGCTGAAATCAATCAGCACAACAGAACCGGCTTCTTGTGTCACACACTAAGAGATTATCGTGATGCCTTCTTGGCAGTGGATCAAATACGCCCGGAGAATTGCGTCATGCGTGGCATGGAATACACCTTGTCAGCAGTGGCACCACAATTTGAACGCTGGTTCTCAGATATACAAGAGTGCTACACCGGCGAGGGGTGGTTGGCTCTATGATGGATCGCAACTTTGATTATGAAGAAATGGATAGTGAAGAGCGTCCATTTGCACAGCGACTGGCTGATTACATCAGCCGAGAATATCCCGGTGCAGTGATAGACCTAGGTGCAGGCACAGGTGTGTATGTGGAAGAACTGCTACAAGCCGGTGTACCAGCACATGGATATGATCCCACTGAATTACAAACAAGACCAGACCTTGTGACCACATGTGCCATGCAAGAGGTTGATGCCACTGCTCCGGTTGTGTTATGCTTGGAAGTTGCTGAACATATTCCAGCAGATCAAAGTCATGCAATTGTTGAATCACTTTGGCGTTGTTGTGAACCAGGAGGACATGTGATATTTTCTGCGGCACAACCTGGTCAAGGCGGAGTTGGACACATCAACTGTCAGCCACCAGAATACTGGCAACGCCTAGCCGAACAACAGGGCTTTCGCAGAAGCAGTTATCAAGAATGGAGAATGGACATATGGATACGATCGGGTTATCACATGGGGTGGTTTGCACAAAATCGACAAGTCTGGTGCCGCCCAGACTAACACACCAGGCTCAGGCGGATGATCAGTATGTGATTGTCACAAGAGAGCACACAGATCGCATGGGCATTGACTGTTGGATGGCCCTGAATGAATGGCCCAGTGAGTGGGATCCTGTGCGTGATATCATAGTTTTTAGAATACCCGAAGTGGAATTAATACTAATTGCACTGAAATGGCCGGATTGGGGAAATCTAGGTGATTGGTAATTGTTGTGTAAAAACAACAGAGAATCCAATTGATCTTGACCGATAATTCACAATCAACTATAATTGTATTTGTAGCGATGGTGCTACTGACTTCTAGGACACAAAATGACACAGCACGAACAATCAGCAATTGATCTTTTAGAACAAGCCCGAAATGTGATCGAAGGGCATTTTTATACTCTGCGTGATGAAGCAGATCTCACAGGTGATCAATTGTTTGAAATGCGCATTGCACTTGAAGACATCTGTTCTGATATTCGCCAGGCAGCACGACACATTGAACGACTTGAATCACAGGCCACAGTGCCACAGGAGATGTAAATGATAGATTGGATAGATCAACTTAGACAGACCTGGCGTTATCGTAGAATGCCAAGAACACCCAACTTGATTGATGTGGCACATCAACTCAGTGCCGAATCCAGTGCTGAATATCAAACTCAGCACATGCGAAAGACCGCAGACTATCCTTATGATCTGGCTCTGCATCGTGCTATGATTCAGCAGATGTTGCCACAAGGTCATATCCTGGAATTTGGTGTTGCCACCGGACGCACTATTCGAAATTTTGCTCGATATACACCTAGACAGATCTGGGGATTTGACAGCTTTGAAGGCCTGCCCGAAACCTGGACTTGGCTGTTTCCACAAGGCAGTTTTGCACAACGACAACCTGTTGTTCCTAAAACGGTGGGCATTGTAGAGGGCTGGTTTTCAGATACCTTGCCGGCCTGGACACGCAATGTGCCAGGTGCCTGTGCCTTGATTCACATAGATGTGGACTTGTATTCAAGTGCCCGAACTATATTGACCGAGTTAGAATCACGCATTGTGCCTGGCACCATTATAATATTTGATGAATACATGAATTATCCAGGTTGGCAACAGGATGAGTTCCGTGCTTGGCAAGAACACTGTGATCGTTATGGTGTCCGGTACGAATACACGGGTCGTGTGAGCAGTCATCAACAAGTGGCTGTGCGTGTGCTTGAGAAAGTGTCTGTATGAACAATCACAACACGGTTCAAGGCAGCCAACTGTTGTTTGAACGCCTAAGACTGCAGGCTCACTTGCAGGGCATGCAACAGAGACTGGGATTTGATCAAGCCATGAAGATCATGGCACATGCTATAGAACTGGAGTTCACAGGTGAAGAACGAAGACAACCCCATCGTGTACAAGATTTTGACAGCGACCGTTACGCTAGTTATTAGTGGTTGTGCCACACCACCCCCAGGTCTGGCCCAATACTATGATCAGCAAGATCCCTGTCAAACTCGTGCAGAGTTAAACAGACCTCCAGGATATCGGGCACCTTCGTGGTGTGGTGCCAGTGGTCGAGGTCTTGGTATCTATAACAAACAAAATCAAAGAATCGGCACCATTCGATAAGTTGTCCAGAATCACTAGACTACAATTACAATCCATGCTATAATTCATACACATTATTAAACAACAGGAGGCTTATAATGGAAATTACTCAAATAGAATGTGAATCAGACAAGGTCAAGACAGATGCTGTATTGCGTGGTGTAAAATTTATTGATTACAACAAATTGATTGAAGAAGCACAAGATGACCTAGAACAACTGCGTCAAATGCACAAAAAACACAATCTCAAAGATGTTAAAAGTATTGTCGAAATGACCACAAGATTGGAAACCATGGAACTGCTGGTGCGTGATTGGATCTCACAAGCAGGCTACACAAATCTGCACAGAGTCTATGCTATAACAATATTGGTAGAAGAATTAAAAACCTAAAGCCTCCAAGTTTATAGGTTTTGGCCCCAGAGATGGGGCTTTTTCATGGGCATTATAACCAGGATTCGGCAATTTAGGTAAATATCCTTACAGTCCAAGACTGGTAAAGGAAACTCACCTATGAACGAGGCAGGCACTGATCAGCCCCAAGATCACCTACCGGAGAATACTCATGTTCCCGAACCCGAACTTGCTACACCCAAGCAAGACTTCTTGTTGGACATACAAGAACATGTACACAACCGACCAGGTCCCAAGCCCCGTGGCCCGGGTAAAATCACCATTGAAACTGAAGGCAAATGCGTGGGTCGCGACAAAAAGCCTGTGCCCAGTCGTGATGTATTCAAACTAGCAGCCATTGGCTGTAAAGACATTGAAATAGCTGAATGGTTTGGCATTGATGGCAACACCTTGCGCTACAACTTCAGCGTTGAACTGCTAAAAGGTAGACTCACGCTGAATCAAAGCCTACGCAGAAAACAAATAGAAGTGGCCATGGGCGGCAATCCCACCATGCTGATCTTTCTAGGTAAAAATCTGCTGGGACAGAGTGACAGCCCACTAAGCAATCAAGAAGCACAGATCTTGCCCTGGGAAGATGCCTGATGCCCTTGAGTACTGCACAAAAAGCCATTGCTGAAAGTGAATCAAGATTTAGAGTGGCCATATGTGGACGCCGTTTTGGCAAAACATATCTAGCCATGCGTGAACTTGCTAGGTTTGCTAGAAACCCAGGTCGCAGATGCTGGTTTATTGCACCTACTCGCAGTCAAGGCAAGGGCATTGTGTGGGATCAACTCAAAGATCGCTTGCAGGCATTGAATTGGGTTGCCAAGATCAATGAAAGCGAATTGACTTTAACTTTAAGGAATGGCAGTGAAATATCTATTAAAAGTGCCGATGCTTATGATCGGATGCGTGGTTTCAGTGTTGACTTTTGTGTGTTTGATGAGTTTGCGGACATGGATCCGGATGTATGGACGGCTGTGCGCCCCACACTTAGTGACCGAGCGGGATCAGCCCTGTTCATTGGAACACCCAAAGGCACAGGAAACTGGAGCAAAGACATATTCGACCGCAGTCTCACCACCCAAGGTTGGGCCAGCTTCCAATACACTACACTAGAGGGTGGCAGGGTCACTGAGGCCGAAATCACCAGTGCTAGAGCTGAAATGGATGAGCGCACATTCCGTCAGGAATATGAAGCCACATTTGAAAGCTTTGCTGGTAGAATCTACTATGCATTTGATCGTGACAACATTGTGCCCTACACAGGGCCACAGCCGCAGGTGATCTACATTGGCATGGACTTTAACATTGACCCCATGAGTGCGGCCATTGCTGTGAGAATTGGTGATGATACTCTGCACATCATAGATGAAATACGCATGTTTGGTTCAAACACACAGGAAATGGTGCAGGAAATACAGTCAAGGTATCCCCGATCAAGAGTGTGGGTGTATCCTGATCCAGCTTCAAGACAAAGAAAAACCTCAGCTGGTGGCCTAACTGACTTGAGTATTTTACAAAACGCAGGCTTCACTGTGAAAGCACCCATGTCACATGATGCTGTGCGTGATGGCATCAATAGTGTGAACTCAAGACTGAGAACAGCCACAGGAGCACGACACCTAATAGTGGCGCCAGAATGTAAATACACTATTGAAAGTCTAGAACGACATGCTTATAAAACAGGTACCAGCGTTCCTGACAAGGATTCAGGACATGACCACATGAGTGACGCAGTGCGTTACATGGTCAACTACATTTGGCCAGTGCGGCGAGATGTCAAACCACAACCAGCCCAAAGATGGGCGCATAGGATAACATAGATGGCCATTCAAACACTAACAGACGCACTTGCCTTAGCAGGCGTTGCCAATCGAGACTTTCAACGCTATCGAGATCGTTGGCAGTTTCTATTAGAGAGCTATCTTGGCGGAGATGAATATCGCTATGGTGCTCACCTTACCAAGTACACCCTGGAGACCACAGGTGAGTATGAAGCTAGATTAAGATCAACTCCACTTGACAATCATTGTCGCAGTGTGATATCAGTTTACATCAGTTTCTTGTTTAGAACCGAACCTGAGCGTGAGTTTGGTGCCTTAGAATCAGATCCTGCCTTGGAGGACTTTCTAGCTGATGCTGACCTAGATGGACGCAGTTTCAATGCGTTCATGAAAGAAACCAGTATCTGGGCCAGTGTGTTTGGACACACCTGGGTGTTGATGACCAAGCCTGGCATTGAGGCAGAGACTCTAGCTGACCAACTGGCAGCTGGTGTGCGACCCTATGTAAACTTGTTGACACCGCTTGTGGTCACAGACTGGCGTTGGGAACGCTTGCCTAATGGTCGTTACCAATTGGCCTATTTCAAATACATTGAAGATGTCAATGACTCAATAATCACTGTGCGTGAATGGACCAATGATTTCATTCGCACATATGAATACAAGAACGATTACAGAGACAGTGAAATGATTCGGGAAGAATTCAATGAACTGGGAAAAATTCCTGCTGTGTTGGTGTACAATGAACGCAGTCAGATTCGTGGCCTAGGCATCAGTGACATCAGTGACATTGCTGACCAACAGCGTGCCATTTACAATGAACTCAGTGAAGTAGAACAAAGTGTGCGACTGGAAGGACACCCCAGTCTTGTGCTCACACCTGACACACAAGTTGGTGCAGGAGCAGGTGCCATGATCATGATGCCTGAGAATCTGGATCCTGGCTTGAAGCCGTTCATGCTCAACGCAGATGCCACTCCCATTGACATGATCTACAAATCAATCAACAACCGTGTGCAGATGATTGACCGTATGGCCAATACAGGCTCAATCCGTGCCACTGAAGTTGCCACATTGTCAGGCATTGCAATGGAAACAGAATTTCAATTGCTGAATGCCAAGCTGAGTGAGAAAGCTGACAACCTTGAGCTGGCCGAAGAACAGCTATGGCGTTTGTATGCAGAATATCAAGGACAGACCTGGACGGGTTCAATAGACTATCCAGGCAGCTTTAACATTCGTGACACTGGTCGTGAAGTACAACAATTAGTGGCAGCCAAATCAGCCGCTACAGATCCTGTGATGTTGCGTGTGATTGACGAACACCTGATTGAACTCCTGGATGAAGAAAAGCAACGCTTGCCATTCATTGATCCCAATCCACAAACAGGTAGAACATACCCTGATGGTGAGGCCATAGCTGATTCATTACCAGCAGCCTATCAATTGGCCACCAATCCAGATGTACCACCAGGTGAAAACTGTGGCAACTGTGAATATTACAAGCCTGGTGAATTGTATTGCACCAAGTTTGATGCACCTGTGCGTGCCGTGTATTGGTGTGCCAAATGGGAATCCTATGAAGAATCTGCCAGTGTAATGACAGCTGAGATCATGAGCGAGATTCAACAGCGCATCATGTCTGGTGTGACCAATGTTGAAATCATGCAAGAATTTCCTGGCATCACAGTAGACGACATTGCTGAAGCGGCAGCCCAGGCAGCAAGAAACAACAACTAAGAGAAACAATATGCCACTAAAAAAAGGTTATGGTGAAAAGACCATTGCAAAGAATATCCGAACTGAAATCAAAGCAGGGAGACCACCGGCACAAGCTGTGGCCATTGCTTTAAGTGTGGCTCGCAAGGCTGCACCTCGAGATCAAAAATCTCGTTTTACGGAGAAGAAACCATGACAAGAGCATTGCCCCTACGCGGATCAAGAACTGAAAAGAACAAGAAAAAGTATCCGCGTCCACCTCGACCAAACCGATAAGGAAATATCATGAAAGACAGTAGACGAGTAATTAGAGGTTTCACAGAAACTTCCATCAACAAGAACATTAAGATGCTTCAGCGAGAGTATCCCAGTCAAACACGAGCAAGAGACACTGCTATCTCTCTGAACATTGCCGAAGACCAAGCTATAAAAGCTGATCGTCCACGCCTGGTTCGCAGACTCAGCAAGTGAACAAATCTGTGTGTAAAGCCCCAGGCTTTCACACCAAACGGTAAATAACATTACCATAACTACGAAAGGTAGGTAGAGACAACAATGAACTCTGAATCATTGGCAGCAAATGAAGTAACTGACACTTCGCCACAAACAAGTCAGGATGCCCCGACACAGCGTGTGTATACACAGCAAGAATTTGATGATGCAATGGCCAAAATGAAAGCCGTGGTTCAAAAGAAGGCCTCCAAGCCCTATGAAGAACTTGGCGATGTTGAGGAACTGCGCAGACTCAAGACCGATGCTGACCGTAGACAACAAGAAGAGCAGGTCAAGCGAGGAGAATTTGAAAAGATTCTACAAGACATGGCCGCCAAGAAAGACGCTGAAATATCTCGTCGGGACCGTGTGATACAGGAATATCGAGTAGATGTGCCCTTGGTTTCAACAGCAGCCAGACTGCGTTCAGTTAATCCTGAACAGGTCAAGAGTTTGCTCAAGAGCCAGGTTAGGCTAAATGGAGATGGAGAAGTGGAAGTGGTTGATACCACTGGTGCTGTGCGTTATAATGACAAAGGGCAGCCACTAGGAGTTGAAGATCTCGTCCAGGACTTTCTTGCGAGCAATCCCCATTTCGTCCAAGCCACACCCAGCACAAGCAACGGTAGGTCTAGTATCTCCAATCAAATGACAAAATTTGATCCACTAAAATTGGATATGAAAAATCCAGAACATCGCAAGCAATACGCAGAATATCGTAAAGCAGGCGGTCTAGCCTAATCTAAGGAGATCCTAATGGCTTCAACAACAACATCCCTAAACGACTTATTGCCCTTGATCCGTCAAGAAGCAATGTTTGTAGCAAGCGAACGCAGTATCATGCGTGGCCTTGTTAAAAATTATACCCTGAGCCCAGGCCAAGGTAAAACAGTTTCAGTACCTATCTATCCCATCCAAACGGCTGCGGTGATCACAGAAGGTAACGAAGTTGCTGACACAACTGTGTCAACCAATGTGGCTGATCTCACAATCGGCACAGTGGCAATCCGTACATTGCTCACAGACTTGGCTCGCGCCAGTGCCGCATCAAATGTGGTTGCTGACCTTGGCAAACTGTTCGGCGAAGCAATTGCTCGCAAAATGGACACAGACCTCACAGCTTTGTTCTCTAGCTTGAATGCTGGTCAAGGTGACTTCTCTGGCCAAATCACTGCTGCCAGCATTTTTGCCGCAGTTGCAAATATAGCTAATGCACGATAATCAATATCGCCACGCAAGTCTTCAGCGTCAGCCAATCCAGATTTTCTTAATCTGTCCAAAAACATTGGATAGGCTTTCTTATTATAAATTGACATTTCCGCAGCTTTACCAATTTCTAATAGTTGCGACTTAGATAATCCTGTTTCTCGCATAAG